ACCAGCAGTAACCTGTAGGATACTTCCTACACCAGTTAGAACTACGTTGTCAACAGTTGATGTATCAGTATGGACAGTCAAAGTTGCTAGGCCATTAACAGCTTGAATACCATTTGTTGTGTCGTACATTGTTGTGTACGCTACTGTAGGGGCAGCTTGTGACGGGAGTGCAGTAATACCTGCAAACGCCAATGCACCAACTACGGCTACAGCGATCTTCTTATTTAGCTTCATTTATACCTTTCGTATACGTTATTATCCCTGTACAGGATATCGTGTCATTGCAACACGAATACTCTATTCTATCTTATGTTTGTGCCTATGTCAAGGCAATTCAGGAAACTCTAAAGTTTCTTAGGAATCATATGTTTTTGTTGCCTTACTATCTGAAATGGTCCAGAGGTATAGACATCATTGTTAGCAGCAATTTCCAGAGCTTTCTCTACACTTGCCCCAGCGTACAACGCACCAATAGCGAATTGTGAACCATTTCCAATACCGTAAATACCCTCGCTATTAAGTGTTACGGTGTAATCGTTTCCGATTTCAAATATTTCTCCATCAAATGCAAAAAGTATATTAAAACCAGCATCTTTATCATTTGGGTCTGGTTTATAATTATTTTCTTCCAAAAATTCCTGCATTGCTGGAACAAACTTGGTAATCATAAACTTATGAAGATCATGTCTCTCTTTAATTGTTGGGACTGGTGGAACAAAAAGATGCTGGAACAAATCGCATGGAGTAGCATCGCCACTTCCAGCAATTAGCCAACCATTATTCTTAGTGATCTTTTCCATCTTTGGATGTCTAATTGGTCTAGAACCCACAGTAGTTTGAGAGTCTGCACCCATAGTCACATTGCCATTTTTTGCAACCGCAACAATAGTTGTCATTCCACCGAATCCTTTTCTAACAAAATGCCGTCAGCAGTTCTAGACTTAATAACCTTTGCAATCTCACCCTTTTTCATTACAAAAACTTGCGGGATGCTCTGGATACCATAATATGATAACTCATCTGTAGGGATTTTGTCAACATCAAGCATATAATAGTTAGTATCTGGATCAGTTACCGATACTTTACCATATTGTGGCTTCAATTGCTTACATGGACCACACCATTCAGCAGTAAAATAAACTACACATTTATCTTCTGACTTAAATTCATTCACGTCATCAGTAATTTTAAGCAATTAGTTCCTCCGCAGAAATAGGTCTTCCAACATAACGACGCTTAACAATGTAATCTCTTACAGAATCAGTACCATTTTGTCTTCCACCCATGATTATAACCCACCTAGGTTCGTACTTGTTTTCAATACAAGTTTGACACATAAATAGCATCACACCATCAAGTATATCTGATTTTTGTGGCTGTAGTTCATTTTTTTGCTTTCCGCAGCTAAAACATAGCATTATAAATTATCTTCCGTTTCTTCTAAATAACCGATACCTATTTGATCTACCTCTATAAAGTCTTCATTGGCAACTTCTATAGTATATTGAATACCTCCGTCAAAATATTCAATTAAAGATGACCATGCACCATATCTTACAATAGTTCCATAAACATTTTCGTATGGAATATAAACATACTCTAATGTTCTTTCTATTTCAGACGATTCCTCTTCGTGCTCTTTCTTGCTCATCAGTATATTTCATCCCTTCTATTTCACATGGTGTACCGTATGCCATGATTAATTTTCTGACTAACAATAAATATTCCATGACTTGAAATCTTTGCGATTCTGTCATTTCCATGATATTGCTTTCATATACAGTTAACGCAAGATAGTTAGGTCTAGCTCTTACGTCAAGCAACAAGTTTTTAACGGGAGGTTTCATTTCCCGTATTTTTTTAGCCATCTCAACCGTATATTTAATTTTTGCCATGAAGCTTCTTCAAACGTTTCCATACTTCTGGTGTCTTATGAGAGTTATGTTGTTTATCTGGTCTACCTAGATCCATGTAAACTCCACCCCAAACACCCTTTTCTTTATTTCTAACGCCTTCATCATGACAAACCTTAATTACGGGACAGTTCATACATATCTGATCAACCTGCTCTGCTGCAATTTTATCTGACTCATAAAGATCATAAAACCAATCAAACTCTGAATTTTTAGTCATTCCATTACATGCAGCAAGATGATACCATTGTGCATCATCTTCATCAATGCCAAGTATGCTAAATAAACTTGGCATATTTATCGCTAATATCCCATGTACCCTTAGTATTCATCTCATAACGATGAGAATATCCCCATTTATTATTTTTAAACATACCATTAGGTTGCATATAGCCATTATTACTTGGAGACCATTTTACAATAGTCCAGCCATCCCAAAAAAATCCTTGATCTTTATTTTTTTCTACAAACTTATTTGCTGCATCATAATCTAATGAAATCTTAGGCATTTTCTACTCCAAACAAATTTCTCCAGTTAACGAATTCATATTTATTGCGATTTTTATCTGTTACTTCTGTTCCGTGTGCATCAGCATAAATAACTACATCACCAACATTTAATGGAATTGAATGTGTAGTTCCAGTTTGATCTCTTTCTCCTGGCCCCACCTTAATAATAGTTCCACGATTAAGCTCCGAGTCTAAGGTGTCGGAAGTTAAAATAAGGCCTGATGCTGTTGATGTGTCTTCTTTTTCAATTCTTTTTACTAGGATTAATCCGCCTAGTGGCTCAATATTTGTCAATTTTTTCCTTTGTTAGTAGTTATATTATATTGTATCAGCTTATATATGACATGTCAAGCTTATTTTGAGAAGAATCTGTAAGGAACTTCCATTGCTTCCAAAAGCTTTAAGCATTGCCTATTTCTTGAAGAGTCCCCAAAAACTAAAGCAATACTTGGATCAGATTCAATCATGGTTACATCAGAAAAAGAAGATTTATCTCTAACTAATTCTTCTTTAATTTTATAGCCTTTTTGTCTTAAAAATTTTTCTGTTTTTCCAATGTACTCTGTAACCATATTTTCTGCACCTTTAAGCCCTTTATGAACAAATACGTATTCTTTGTCATCGGGATAAAAATGCTTATTATCTTCAATTAAAAGAGTTAGCTGACGAATAAGATCATTATAATCTTCCCAGTCTTTACTTCCAAAAACTATTACTCTCATTATTACCTTTCTAAATACATAAGGACGGGGTAACCGTCCTTATGCACATATATACGTATATATAATTTACTTACGTGGTGCGAATGCACCCTTCCAAATTGGTGAACCTAGAGACTTGCTCATCTGTTCACGTGCCTGATGTGAAACTGCATCAACATCATTATCTGAATCTTCTGACTTTTCTACAGTCTGATCATCTTCATTTGATTCTGTAACTTCATCTGCTGCTGCAGCCTTATTTACATTTGAAGAATCTCCCCAGCACTCGTGCATTACTGCACCACCGCAATCTGGGCAAGTCATTCCTGACTTGTAAATTCCTGCTCCGCCTGTTGAAACATCAGCTAATGAATCGTCATTTGGTGCTGCTGATACTGAAACATCGCCCTCTGGACGTGTTGCTTGATCAATTGTTGTTACAGCATCTGGGCGTGTTGCAGAAGGAAGATCCTTCTGTACAGCAATATCACCCTTTGGATCTGGTTCTGTTGTTTGATTTGACATTAAATTACCTCCAATCGTATAATCGCCAGGTTGTGTTTTTGTATTTACATTTGCACTCTCTCTGACGTAATTTTCTACGGATCTTTCATCCGCTTCTTGATTTACAGAAGACGTTGTTCCGATTGCTTTTTCAAAAGCATCTTTAACTTCATCAATAAATTTTTTAACCTTCCAGTCTTCTGGAAGAATGTTTGTTGCTTCTAGGTCTTTTGCTCTATTAATTATGTGAGCCTTAGCTTTAGCATAATTACCAGAACGACCTACAGACTGAATTGCATTATGCAAATCAGTTATATTTTCAATAGGAAAAGATCCATCTGGTAGAGCGTGACCCGCTGCTGCCAATTGCTTACGCTTTTCATCTGAAAATTCTCTTTTCATTACTAGTTCCATTTACTTTGACCCCACTTCTGTTGTCGTGATATTTCCTCCAGCATATTGTGGAGTGGTCATTGAAACATCACGCCCCGTGAAAGGGCTTGCGACATTTACAGTTCCTGGGTTATTCACGCCAAGATCAGTCTTTGAGTCTGTAACTAGGGGAGCTTCTGGGCCTGCTGCCTCTACAACTGTAGATGCTACTGTTGGCTGTTGAATTCCGCCCTCTTTACCTTGTTGGTTGTTATCCATATTTAAATCACCACCTTTGTTAGATTGTTGTATTAGAAATCATTATCTTCTGAATCATCCATATCAAATCCAGCTTGCATAAGTGCAATTCTGCCTTCTTCTGATATGGTCATTTGAGCATTAAGCTCTTCATCATAAGTTACATCAATTAAACCTTTTTGATATAAATCAATTAAAACTTGATCCATATCATCTTGCATAACTTGGTATAACTCTGGCATGACTTCTTCCAAAATTTCCATGTCAAATCTATAAACTGGCTCACCATCTTCATCTATACCCTCTAGGATAGCTGCACCTTCTGATAAAAGGTACTCCATTATTTCCCTATGTTCTTCGTCAGATGGATTATATTCCAATTTACCACTTCCTCATATCTTATTATACACGTTATTAAAATAAATGCACGTGCCCCCGAAGAGATTCGAACTCCCGACCTGATGGGTAGAAACCATATGCTCTAATCCGCTGAGCTACAGGGGCTTGCTTTTAGTGCCCCAAGTTGGATTCGAACCAACGCTGTATGGATTTTAAGTCCACTATCTCTACCACTGGATTACTGGGGCAAATATAAAAGGTACTATTCCTAGTACCTTTTAAAAATAAAATTATCAAATGCTAATTACATTATAGTAGGCTTTAATGTGCTTGTCAACTGCCACTGCCAAAATCTATGTTGTTCTTGTCTCCCAGCAATAAAGTTGCAAATACCCTGATAATCTAATTCATTAGAAATATCATAAACCTTTTTAAGTTGTGCCATAACTACAGTATTAGAGTTTACCAGTTCTTGTATCATTTGTCTAGCATTTAAATCTTCTGAATCATTAATCTCAAATTCAGGACTGGTTGACATCCATGAATTTAAGCCAAATGGTGCTTTTATGCCAAGTTTGCGAATATTTTCTGCAATAGGATCAATTGATTCATAAATATCTTCATAAATCTTAAGAAAGAAACGATGATACTGTGGAAATCCCGCTCCCTCAACATTCCAATGATACCCATGTGCTTGAGCATACATTTTTACTACCATAGACTTAAGAACTTTTAGTTCTTGTACGAGATCGTTTTGATCTGACATTTTTTCTACCTTCCGCTTCATTAAGATGCTTAATCATTTCTGCTAATATTTCTTCATCTTGTTTTTCTGGATCATTTTGTGTATAAAGAGCATGAAGTGTTTTTTTATCTTCAAGTCTTTGGCTACCTTCACCAATCATAATTAAAATCATGGCAATTGGAATAAGTAAACCAGTAGGGACATTGGTCCAATATTTCATAGCATTTAAACTAATTGCAGACATATATCCAGACAATCTTGCTGGGTATTTCTGTATATAAAAAGCTAAACTTTGCCAAAACTTCTTCATAAAACTAATTATACATTATTTTTAAATATGAGCAGTTTTTTACAGTCATGCTCAGGACTATACCAGTTATTTAATGTCGCTGTCTTCCCCGACAATTATTATTATATTTTACTTGATCTTGATTTGTCTAGGCTTGGCTTCGTCTGGAATTTCCCGTTCAATTTTAACGGAAAGCAATCCATTTTCAAGTGAAGCAGACTTTACAAACATATACTCACCAAGTGTGAATGTTTGTGTGAAATTACGTCCAGCAATACCTTTATGTAGATAATCTGCTTTATCATCATTTTCACGTTCACTCTTAATAACCAATGTATCTTTATCTACTGTTACATTGATTTCATCACGATCATAACCAGCTACGGCCAGTTCAACAATATAATTATCATCATCAATCTGCTTTACGTTGTAAGGCGGGAATGATGATGTTGTTGTTTTATTAGATAGCCAACGATGGCATTGATCTCCAAATCCCAAAAAGAACGGGTCATTAAACCATGTTTCTAGACCTGTAAATGGGTTTGTTAGTGTATTTGTGTTTGTTGTTGTATATGTGTATGTATTATTTTTTAGATATGTCATTTTTACTTAGCTCCTTTTCAGCAAGTTAGTTAGATTTTTAAGATCCCCGTAGGCAATCTTTTTAAAACACCCCGCCCACTAGTGGCGGGGGCTGTAAATATATTATACCAGATTTTATTGGTTACTGCGACCCTTTGAATCGCTATGATTTCCGTATCCCACAGATTGTTTTCCATCATTTTGTGGAGGTGAGTTATAAGTTGATTTCCAACCTGCATCTCCATTTTGCAATCCCATAACAGGAGCAAATGAACCATTCCAAAAACTTAATCTACCAATTCCTTCTTGTTCATCTTGATCAACCTGACCTTTTTCATCAGATTTTTCTACTTTATTTTCTTTTTCTACAATAGCACGTGACCATGCAAATCCTGCATCCCCGCCCCATGCATACCACATTACTTTTCCATGAGATGGTTTGTCCCAATCTTTTCCTTGTTTATCAACCTCATGTCTAGAGAAAAAAGAATACATCCGCTTTACTGTATCAAGAGATAAAGATTCTCCGTTGACAATTTGATGTGCTCTTGTCCATCCCACATTTGTTCCAGCACCATTTGCTTTTCCATCTTCTTTCCAAGCAATTGCTTGACGTGCTGCTGACTTCATACCAGCATTTGGTTTATAGCCACCATCAGATTTAACAACTGGCTCATTTACTGCAAGTGCTTCAAGTGCTGCTTTAGCATCTTCTTCTTTAAAAAAACAACCAATTGATTGTCCTGATCCTACTTTAATTACTGACCAACCATGCTGACAATCTGGTGTATTAAATTCAATTTTCCAACCAACTCCGCCACTAATTCGACCAGAATTTACTGAAGAATCCCCAGCAATTGTTCCACGTTCTTTTTTAACAGGAATACAATTAGGAACAGACTTTCCATTTTCATCTTCTTTTGTTCCAGCATATTCATATCCGTCCCAACAAGGTCCTTGACCCTTATCAATACAATATGCACATTTTTCGGTATCTGAAATATAATGATGATCATTTCCTAAATCATCGCACCCGCAAGTCATGCATTTTCTAACTTTAGATTCAGGCACATTCATATATAAAGCACCTAATTGTGCATGTGCTTGAGCTTTATTAGGATGTGAGCCAACAACCCTGCCTGTAGCATCTACTACAACGTTGTATTTATTTCCTTCACGCTCAATATGATATGGCATTTTATGCTCCTTGTTTGTTTTTATTATTAATTATATCATCTTTAGTTAAAACTTCGGCTGCTGGTAAAGTACCAGCTTTTCTAAAACGTAAGGATTCCCATAGAGCATGTGGAAGGCTATGGATTCCATAATGAGTCCTATGATGATTTGTGCATAATACTTCAAGATTTCCTGGACTTTCCAACCACTGCTGAAATTCATCATCATCTTTAAAATTTAAACCAAAATATTTTTCAACTTTGTCTTTATCAGCATTTGGAAGTTGTGAAAATTCTATATGTGTATGATGTAATTCTGGCTCACCACCACATAAATCATCATTAATAACACATTGCCACATTCCCGCTTTTTTAATTTTTCTTTTAGCAGCCATAAAATATTTATAATTAGGATCATCAGATCTTGGATCGTGCTCTGGAATATGAGCAAGAATATTTAATTGCATGTTTACATCATGTTTATCAGTCATTATAGATTAATTATACATTAAAAGGGGCTATGTACGAAGTATTCCAGCACCGAATGACGCTGCCCTAAGAGTCTCCCGCTGAACTCTACTCACACGGGTTACTTGGTTATGTGTAACTATATCCATACCTAAGGTGTGTCGTACATAGCCTTGTAGTCCAAGATGGATTCGAACCATCAGTCGCCTGTATATAAGACAGGTGCTTTAACCGTTAAGCTATTGGACCTTGAATTTTAGTTCTCGGAACCTATCGCTCTATTTTGAACCAATTTGCTTCTTTCATCAATGATTTCAAAAGCATAATCTTTTAATTTTTCTTCGTGCTTATTGTAATGATGACCACAGAATAGCAATTCTCCCGCCACTCCATTTACCCAAATTAGAGCTTCTGCAGAACAAGAATCACAACGATCTTGGGGACCAAGCACATAAGATTGTTCTACAACTTCCTCTGTCTTTTCTGCCATCATATTCATATTATACTCTTTCTTTTTGTTTGTTGATAATTTAATAATTAGTGTAGGGCTAGAGGTGACTAGTCTCTACCCTACCGACTCTGCTCTCTGATACCCTCCGAGTAGGAGCAACCACGTGACTCTTAGGACACAGCTGTAAGGTTTAGTACAGTTGTTCATTCGGGAACAGTTCCTACACCAGTTATCACAGAACTGGTACCGAGTGCTAGTCACTACACTGCTGGGATGGTAGGGGTCGAACCTACGACATTTCGATTAACAGCCGAACGCTCTGCCTGCTGAGCTACATCCCATTGTAGAACTATTCTACAATACCTTTATTAGCTTTGTCAATAATATTAAAAAGATCTCCTGCATCATTAATCATGCGTCGTTGTGCTTCAAATTTTCCAAGCTCTACTGTTTCTGTTGCAATTGTATGCATCATATCATAAATACCCATTGCATATCTTTTATCTTTTGGTTCAGCATTTTTAATTTCAGATTGCATGTTTTTTACAGATTGTGAAAAATATTCACAAAGTGCAGTTAAACTAATATAAATATCTTCTTCATCTTCAATTGTAGGTATTGTACCGTTTGCTAACATTATTATCCTTTGTTTGTTGTTATAGATGTATTTTACTACAAAAGTCTCACGCTGTCAATAGGAAAATCATCTTCATCATCATCAATCCCCATAAACTCCCGCAAATTCTTTGGAACTTCTTTTCTATCTGGAATTCTAATTGTATTTTTTAATCTAGCATCAGATTCATTTTTTAATTGTTCAATTTCATCAGCAAAAACTCCAGCATAGGTGTATATTTCAACTTCCTTGTTTTTTTCTGGAGGAGTCAAAGATATAGAATTAAATACTGCACCACAAACAGCATCAGATAAATCTTTAGATCCTTTTCTAGGGTGATCAACTTTATCTTTAACAATACGCAATTGAAGCAATTCATCAATTAATAATTGAATATGTGGTCCATGCAATCTTTCTTCAGTTAAAGTAAGAGACATATCTTCATAATGCTTTTTTGCAACAGACAAAATTTCTGTTTTAATACCATGTACTCCAAGTTGCTGCATCATATCGTGTGAGTTCCAGCGGTCAAATGTTACTACTTTTAAATTAAAACCACGTTCACGTACTGATAAAATATAGTCTTTAACTTCTGTAAAATCAACAGATTTTGATGCCGTAGGTGTCCAAAATCTTACTGCATCAACTATAACTCTAGGTGCTGCTTGTTTATAATTTTCACCAATTTTCATAGTTACCCAACCATCAACGTGTGCCAAAGCTACCGCACAATGGTCATGCTTTTGTGCTAAGTCAACATGCATAAAATAAGTCATATCTTCTTTTGGTTTAAAATCATCATCAAGCCTACCATACTCATCAACATTTAATTTTGGATTACTAAATGCTTTTTCAATTACTGAACGGTTTTTAAAAAAAGCATCAGTTGCATCTGGTGGCATACAAGCAAAACGCATTAAGGCATCTAATGGGTCATCATAAAAAGCCGTAATAAAATCATCAATTTTTCTTGTTGGATTAATCTCCCATGTAGGTCTTTTTAATGCAAAAACTTTGGGCAATCTATACGATAATATATGGTCTTCTTCCCATTCTATTTCAAATTCATTACCATTAGTTCCATCTGGTAAATCTGGATCTACTTTAAATTTATAATGTCTTAAAACAGTTTCTTTTTCAGCAATAGACTCATTATATTTTTGTTGAATATAATCCATTTTAAATCTTGGAAATGAAAGAAGAATTACTTTACCAAAATCTGGAAAACGAGATGTAACAGAAGCTTTATACATTTTGTAAATAGATGAAGCAGTTTTTGCTTGGGCATGCCCAGATGTTGATTCAAGTTCAAATCCAGAAATCTCATCAAGAATAACTACAATAACGTTATAACCTTCCCAGGCTTCTGACTCTGAGTGACCTGAATGAACTGTTACGCCTTTATCAAATTCTACCATGTTAGCTTTAGCTACATATTTTCCTTGAAACCAGGGGGACCTTTCAATACGCTGATTAAATCCTTTAAAAAATACTCGGTTAGCCTGAACAGCGTTAATAGCAATATTAATAATATCAATAGCATCTCCTGGAGGCTTGCCATAATATTTTGCTGGATCCTTTAAGCATAAAAGCATATGAACCATGTATGCACAAGCAATTGTAGATGTATAGTCTTTTCCAGAACCTTTACCTAATTGTAAAATAACTTCATTACAAGTTTGCTTAAATATTTTTTCGCCTTCAACTTCACCATAAATTTTATGCAAAGTTTCTCGCTTATAAATTTGTGTTGATGCCTTAATCATTGTGTATTGCAATTCAGATAATGGTGGCAACCCAAGATATTCTTTTTTAGTAACAAAGTCTTCTAAATTAGCTGGGGTTTCATCAAATTCATCCCCACTTAATGCATCTAAAAAAACATTAAAATCATTCATTAACTACAACAGCCTCAACTTGCCCTGTTACTTGAGACAATCTTTTAGAAACTTCCCACTTACAATGTTCGCATGAAGATGTAACATCCCTTAAAATACTTACAAGAATTTCTTGTTTTCTTTCCGATTCTAAAATCTGATCAGCCATATCATTGTTTTCTAAAACTCCAGCTTTATTTAACATTTCAATACGTTTTGCTTCAATATCAGCAATTGCTTTAATCATTTGCCCTTTTACTGGAAGTGCATCTTGCATATCTGCTTGTTCAAGTGTTCTCCATGCTTCTTTTATAAGCATACTATAATGTTCATCAGCCCCAGCAAGAGCCTCTTTAGCACGAGCTTTAATTGCACTATTATCTTGAACCATTTCTTTCCAAGTAGCTATATGGTTATCAACCTGAACTCTTGTTAAATCTAAAGAGCGAGCAATTTGTGATGCTGTGCTACCCTTTAATAACTCTTCAACTACTTTGTTCATCTGATCAAATTGACCAGCGACTTCTACAGAGTATTCTTGTACCAAGATACCACCTCACCTATTGATTTTTTTATGCTACGTTCTGGATACCAACCAGTAACGTTTTTTAATAAATTAGAATTCATAAATTGTCTTTTAATTTCCATAGAATCTTTATCAACTATATTAATATTTACTTTTGCTTCTAAATTATCTTCAATAATTTTTAAAATTTCCCATGTTGAGTATCTATCACCTGAAGAAATATTAAAAGATGCATGCTCATTTTTTTTAACAATATGCTCAATTATTTTAGAATAAGCACAAACAACATCGTCAACATGGATGTATTCACGAATATCTCTACCAGAATTTCTAATATTAAATATGCCATTAGTATTATATGCATTTATTATTCCTGGAATTAGTCTTTGCTTATTATAATCACCAATTCCGTATATATTGCATGCACGAGTAGTAACTATAGGCATGTAATATGTTTGCCTATAAGAATTTGAAATAATATCAGTCATGGATTTTGAAGCATCATAAGGGTATACACCATTTAACCTGTGATCCTCAAAATATTCTTTACCTTCTAGCTCTCCGTATGATTTATCACTTGATGCAATGACTATAGCTTCACACTCATTATATTCTCTTAATGTTTCAAGAACATTTAAAGTACCTACAACATTATTATAAAAAGTGTGATAGGGATGCTTGAGTGAATCGTATGCTTGTGTTTGAGCAGCAAGATGAATAAAATAATCGGGATTAGATTTTTGAACAAAATACTCTATGTCAGATTTATTATTTATATTGCCATATACTTTAAATACTTTATTAGAAAGGATACTTTTATAATTCTCATCTTTTACAAGAACATAAACGTTATCTCCATTTTTAATAAAATAATTTGCTAAATGGCTTCCTAAAAGTCCAGTAGCTCCAGTCAAGGCTATATTTTTACCCATTATCTGTTTTATAAAAACCTGATCCTTTGAATTGTATACCAGCTGGCGTATAAACTCTTACCATCTTGTATCCACATTTAGGACATAATGGCAAAATCTCATCTTCATTAAATTTTCTAACTACGTCAGTGCTTGTTTCACACTCTATACAATTATATTCATAAGTTGGCATAATTAATTATAACTTATACTCTCTATTTTTGTCAACTGCAATTTTAAGTAAGATTAAATAACCAATCATATCATCAATATCATTGTCTCCTGGATAGCCTTGAGAATTAGCAATACGATTTAATTTATCATCAATTCTTACCTTTAATTGCTCTATATTGTCTGATTTTGAAAATACACGCTTAGGAGTTAAAGCTGAATCTCCATATGAAATGTTTTTATCAACAAGCATTTGTGCAGTTTTCATGCATTGATCTAATATCCTCAAGCCAGAAGGTGCAGTATTTGCATGAAGATACAAAGCTTCATAATCTTTTGGAGATATCACTACAATTCCTCTCTATATAGCATTTTTAAACCATTAACTGTACCAATATCTAGGTACTTACCTTTTGCAACTACCGCCTTAACGCTCTTACCTTCATTGATCCAATCCATTATTTGAACACCTGGGTTTGGCAATTCTTCATCAATATAAACATTTTGAACAGCCATTGACCCCCACATATAATTATAATCGCAACCCGCAGTCTTGTCAAGAGCATCAACAACATTATTAGATTTATCAAACTTTATTTGCCCTACACGACCCATTAAATCTTCATGACAATCAAAGGCTGCCAAAGTTATATCTGAATTTGATTCTGCTAATTGTTTGTAAAATTCACCATTAGATCCTGGCATATAAGTATCTGGCATACCAATAATATACTTAGAGTTTGGATTAACCATCATTTTTACCAATGCGTCTGACATTGTTGAAGGTTCAATTTCATATACAACTGCAGTGGGTGGCAAATCCATTTGATTTACAATTGGTAGCCAGCTGCTTCTTGTAGATATTTTTACAATATCACATACTTTAAGCATTTGTTCTACATGCCATTGCAATATGTTTTGGGTATCAGTTAATGGCAAGCAAAACTTTGGAATTCCACCCAATCTACTTGCACTACCTGATGCAGGTAGTAATCCAATTACCGCAGCCATTCATTAAACCTTCTTCTATCAATATCCCAACCTTTTGTATTTGAAAAGTTTTCTGTTTTTTTCTTTTCAAAGTAAGCTTTGTTAACTTCAAAAGTTTCATAATTTCTATTTTTTAAATTTTCATCACTATTAATAGTTTGAGAAGCACCATGTGGTGCATTGACAGAAATTCCAGAGCTTATGTATCCATCTTTTAGTGAAGATATCATGACTCTTTCATAATAATCATTATCTTCAAAATATATTGGATAAAAATATTCATCAAACATTCCAACTACTCGTGGAAAGTTTTCTCCAATTGTAAATGCACTCCACGCTTCGGTTGTCATTACAAGTTGTCCTGGACCACTAATATCATGTAATTTTTCTAAAGACCCTGGTATCCAGTGCGTGTCTGCAGAAGAAAACATCCAATATTTTTCATGAGGATATAATTTAATTCCTAAATTCCAAGAACCAGACATTCCAAGATTGGAAGGCAAATTAAGCACTCTTATATTTAAATCACTAACTGGTGGAACATAATTTTCTTTTCCATTATTTATAATAAGAATTTCTCCAATTGGATAATCAATTGTTTTTAAATTCTGATCTAAAAGATCATACCTGTTTAAAACAGGAATAATTAATACTGGTATCACTTCATTCTCTTTCTATTATTTTTAGTAAGTTCAAATCTTTCTAGTGCACGTTGTATAGTCATATGTGAGCATCTTGCTTCCATAGCCATTTCTAAAACACTTTTCTTTTCAACCACGTATCTTTTATATACCCAGTCTTTACTTTCCCAAAGTTTTACAATTTTAGCCATTATCCCTCCTCACACAATCTCATTTACAGCATACCATGCTATTCCCGCTGCATCAGCAACGTTATCATTTTCAGTGTTAATGCCCAATGTTCTTGCAAAGTCAATTGTCCTAGATTTTCTAAGTTCTCGGATCTTTCCTTTGTACCAGTTTTCGGACTTACCTGGAAAATCATCTTTTACTTTCTGCTTTTCAGCCTTAGTGAAATTTTTATTTCCAAGATATGACTGCCAAGTTATTGGATGAACTTCAACAACCTCCACATTATCACTCAGTAGCTCTCCCATTATAGCACCAAATACATAGGCCATCTTCATTCCTGTATGAACAGATTTTACAGAAATGGCTGCTTCTATAACAACAAAATCATAATCTAAAGAGTTTTTAAATGATTTTATTTTATTTTTAGCATCTAGGATTCTTTCATATACGTCAGAGCCTTCAAATTGAATTTCGCCCCATTTCTTAGCCTTCTTATCTTCCATAAGACAAAAAGCAAAGCTATTTGTACTAGCATCTATGCCAAGCACTCTGCTCGCTTTAGGCTTAACAAGTTTAGCTAGTGACACGCTTTATCATTTCTAAAAGCTCTTTTCTCTGCTTTTCTTTTTTGGCACTAACACACTTCTCACAAATATTTGAGTCGTTGTATCTGCTTAGGATAGACTCACAATCTTTACTTTTACATACTCTTTTTTTACCTGAAAGCCTAGCTTTTTTTTCATAATAAGCTTTTTTTATATTTTCATTTGTAGCTATGCGACAACATTCATCTGAACAATATTTTTGATTATGAGTTTTAGGAGTAAATTCATTATTACAATTGTCATATGAACATATCATTTTTCTAACACCAACGGTTCTATATAAACTTCCCCTAAATCTTTTTTATTTTCCCAGCAAACTTTTTTTACTGGGCAACCTTTACATGCCCACTGAGATTTTGTAAAAGTTCTTTCTGGTAAAGTTCCTGCTTCATAAGCAGAATATACTTTACGCAACCAATCCCAAACATAATCAATAAGTTTAGTATTTTTTTCATCCATATTAATTGGAATAACTAAAAATGAATTATCATTTTTATTTTCATAAAAAAAGAAACCCTGATCTGCTCCACGAATTTTCATATAAGTTAAAAGCTGAACTTTATGATATGGTAAACCCTGCATTTCTGCTTGACGTATATCAAATACTTCTTGTTTAGCAGATTTTATTTCACCTATTACTTCTTTTCCATTCCATTCAATAAATGTGTCTGCAAATCCTCTAATTGGCGGATCATCATGGGTAACTTCTGTTTCATTTGCTTTGAATATGTCCATTTTAGCCATGACCTTTTGAATGCGATCATGAACATACGTACCATTATCCATATTAGACACACCCATAGCATCGGTTTCATTTTCAAATTCAGCACCAGTAAAAGCAAGGAACCAATATCTAGGGCAGTTACCATTACCGTAACCAACACTACTAGGACTAAAAGTTTTCTTTTGAGTAAATTCATTTGGTCTCTTTCCACTTAGAACAGCTTCTTCATACATTTTTGCAAACGCATTTGGATCAAAGCCACCATCTGCTGGCTTTTGAAATTTTAAGTTTGCTATTAAATCTCTACCCATTTATGCTCCAAATCTTGCTGAATACTTTAGAGCATCCACCAGTCTATTAATTGCTTCTTCTGCTGTGTAATACACGTTCTTCTTTTTTGAGTTTTCCCCACCTTTTTCAAAGGTAGTATAATAACGTGACATGATTGCAAATTTAGCAGCAAGAGCTTGCATCTTTACAATAAGGTCGGGAGCTTTAGTTGATGGCACATCAGGCTTAGCAATAAGCTTAATAATTAAGTCTAGAGCATAGTCAAGATCAGCATCATTCATATAAGCTTTCATATCATTGAACTCTGTAAGTTCACTTATTAATTCAATTACTGGCTTTTCTGTCATTCCAAAATCCTAACTACAAATTGGCAAGGATCTCCGCCTTCTTCCCATTCTTTAACCTCTTCTTCAGAAATAGGCTCAATACCATCGTGGGTAGCACACTGTATTTCAGATATCCAGCCACGCTCTACACCATTATTAAACCAAATAAGAAATTCTTGCTGGTTTTCTTCAGTTATCATTATTTTTCTCCCAACACTCTACCATCTGTTCAAATAAAGCCCACTCTATAACAGCAAGTCTAGTCTTTGCTCCATTTCCTCCAAGGATAAGTTTGAGTACAGGATATTTCTCACGTGATACCTTAAAAGTATCAGTACAGATTTTTGCCCAAATCTCTTTATTAATGGATATTGACTTTGAATACTCTTTATAGTCAACGACAAAATCATGCCATACAGCGTCACCTTTTTGGTAGTCTCCCCGACCAGAATTTTTCTGTGCTTTTGCACCATCACGCTTTACTTCTCCACGTTCTGACATTAAATTGATACCGCCGAATCATGACCTTTACTGCAAGTCCATTTTAGTTTATTGTGTGATCTATCAACATATCCTTCATAAACAATTTCATTACAATCTAAATTTTGGCATCTAAAAGAACCACTTGCTGGCTCCATAACAGTTTTTATTTCAACTGATTTGTTTAAAAACTTTTCAAGATTTGTCATAGATTTCTCCAATTAATTTCTCCTGAACATCTTTATTTTCCCTAATATATTCTACAGCCTTAGTACGTCCTTGAAAACGTTCTTCTCCCACTGTATACCAAGCCCCGCCTTTTTGCACAATACCCATCATCTCAGCAACGTCTAGAATTTCTCCAACGGAGTCAACTCCAACTTGATCACCTTGAAAATAGAAGTCGTATTGTCCTGATAAACCCATTGGCCCTGTTTTGTTGTAGTCAATAATCCAATTAACTGGTCTGCCGACCTTTTGTTCAATAATCTTATCACCAACTTGCACTCCCGATTTAATAGCATTCGCATCAGCTTCCGATGCCCAGAGCTTGATAACAGTACTGCTGAAAAATTTAACAGCCATTCCCCCTGTTGGAATGTGGGAAGCATGCATGCTTCCAAATTGATTTCTCTGTTGAGAAATAAGAACGAGTAGCGTATTTTTATTAGCATAGTTAAGCATTTTGACTGCATGTGTCATATCCTTTGCTTCTGCACCAATTTGCTTGGTATCTTCAAGTTTCTTGAGATCGGAACTGTCTTTTTCAAAATAGATGGCGGGGAGTAGTGCTGAGATAGAATCTACAACAATAATATCTACTCCCGCCTCCATAAGTTGTTGTGCAACGTCAACCATATCATTAATAGATTTAGCAGGAGAATAAATAAGCGATTCGGAATCAACACCAAGACGTGCTGCCCATGCTGGATCATAAGATGCTTCTGCATCAATCCATGCACAAGTCTTGCCAGCCTTTTGTGCTTCACCAATCATCTGCAAACAAAATGATGATTTACCAGCGGACTTATTTCCCCAAATAAGAACTTGACGACCAAAACCTAAACCACCCTTTAAAGCCATAGTTAAACCAATGCTAGGAGTCTTTTGTTTTTCTACGCTTACTGTTGTTGCTAGTTGAAGCCTTGCTCTTGTTTTTGGATCTAGTTTTGCCAGAATCTCTTCCGTTATCATGTAAACTCTTCTCTAATTCTATTGCTAATTCTTTAATTTGTTCGTTACGACTCGTTGATAATAAATCTATTATTGAATAGATTGCTTTTTCATCTTCTGCTCTTATGACCAAAAGATATTCGTTCTCCGTACCTTTAAGTATGTAGGACTGAGCCATATACTTATATTATACAGCATTTATTCCGATTCTTCTGGATTTTCTGTATTTTCTACAACTGCTGCTGCTAAAGAAAATGTGACTGCTTTTGTGTCCTCATCTTGTGTAACAGCAATATTCATTCCAGAATAATTGCCCAAAAGATTTTCAATTGGTACTACTACTGAACCAGCTGTTTGTAAAATTGCAGCACAGATTTGTTCAACTGTAATATTTACATCTTGATCTTGCGTTGTTGTTTCTTCTTGAACATTTTCGTCAGCCATTAGCTAACCTCCTTAACGTATAGTGTTCCATCTTCCATTTTTGCAATAGCGGGATCACAAATCTTTCCCGCTTGCATTTTACCCAAAGCTTTGGTATATAACTTTGGGAAAGCTATTACTCGCTCAAGATTTTTATCTGAATCAGACAATATGATATGAGCCATCATTTTATTTGCTTTAGTTTTATAATGCGTAAAATCTAAAACTAATCTTTTTCCTTCATCTATTTTTAATTTATCTCTATAAAGCCATTGTACAAAAGGTTCATCAATTTTATTAACGACATCATCAATTGTAACATACTTATGAATTCTATTGTCTCCAACCAAAAAGAAATACATCATTCCTGGTTCAATTTGAGTATTTACAGCATGAAAGATGCCAATAGATCCAGTATCATCAACAAGTTCAACACGTGACCAAGTTGGTCCCTTTTTAATTGACTTAACCATTGCAAGAAGAACAAAGCATCCTTCTTCAAGAAACTCCTCAAGTGGATTTACTTGTGCTTTAATTTTAGGACTTAGCTTACCAGTATAAAATTTAGGAACACCTAAGTATTCATATAAATTTTCATTTTCATAACCTTTACGTGGATTATCTGAAAACGCTGCAGCACCTATTTGATTTAACGAATCAATTGCTCTTGAATTAATACCACTACCTTTTTGCCCTGCTATCTCTGTAAAATGCGACATTGATTTATAAGGACGATTAGCAATTATCTTACTACCTATATTATCAGAAATATATTTAATATTAGACAAACCAAATCTTATTGAGTTCCCTTGGATGCTAAAATCAAGTTCAGATTCGTTGATATGTGGGAGCAAGACTTTAATGCCCAAGCGTTTAGCTTCCAATAAATAGTCTGTTCTAGCGTCTTTATCTTTTTCATTCTTGAGAATGGCAAACATAAACTCAAGAGGGTAATAGCACTTAAGCCAAGCTGTGTAATAGCTAAGCATAGAGTATGCAATAGCGTGAGAACGGTTAAAAGAATACCCAGCGTGAGCTTCAAAGTCATGCCAAAGCTTTTCGGCATCTTCTTTCGTGATATATCTAGAAGCTCCCGTAACAAAGCTCTCTCTATACTGCTCAAATTCACTAGCATCTTTCTTTTTTCCAATAATTTTTCTAACTTTGTCAGCATCTGCCCACGACATTCCTCCCAAATAAACACAGGCTTGCATAACCTGTTCCTGATAAATAATAACTCCATATGTACGTTCTGTAAACTCATGCATTATTTGATGGGCATATGTAACTATCTCTTCACCCTTTTTACGTCGGATATAAGATCCTCCAACTGTATTCATGGCTCCTGGACGAACTAATGCATTAGATGCAGCCAAATCTTCAAATGTGCTTACACCCATTTTCATTAGTAGATTTGTGTATGGTGTTGCTTCAGCCTGAAACACACCTTTTGTAAATCCATCTGAAAGCATTTCAAATACTTTTTTGTCATCAAGTTTAATTGATTTAAGATCAATCTTTTTCTTGCTAATATGTTCAATAGTTCTTAAAGCATCATCAATAACCGATAATGTTTTAAGTCCTAGTACGTCTAGCTTAATCAATCCGAGATCTGCTGTTTGCTCCATATCATATGCTACTACTGGTATACGACCTGATACAGAATCATTTGGATCTTTACGTGTTTCAATTGGAACATACTTGCTAATATCATCCTTAGCAACAACAACTCCCGCTGCATGCATTCCGTTTGAACGAATTTTTCCACGCAACATTGAAGCATATTTTGTTACTTCAGGATACTTATTTCTAAATTCCATGGTTGATTCACTTACTTCATATTCCTCAAAAGTTTCTACGCCTTTTAAAGCTTTATCAACTTCACCCAATGGTACTAAAAATGCTCTTGCGACGTCACGGATAACGCCTTTATCTTTAAAATATGTGTAGGTAGAAATAGATGCAACATGCTTAAACTTCTTTTTAAGATAATCTTTAACTTCACCACGACGACGGTCCATAAAATCTGTATCAATATCTGGAAAATCGTTACGTTCTGGATTAATAAATCTGAAGAACAATAAGTCAAATTTAATTGGGTCTACATCAGTAATACCCAATAAATAGCAAACTAAACTTCCAGCAGCGGATCCACGTCCTGGGCCAACAAGGATTTCATTTTCTTTTGCCCAACCAACCATATCACCAACAACAAGGAAGTAACTAGCAAAATTTTTATCAGCAATGACTTTAATTTCTTCTTGTAATCTTTCTCTGTATGTTTCATTATCTAATCCCATATCTACTAATGATTTTTCACACATATCTTTAACTGTTTTTAATGCATTCTTTTTTGGAACTGGAAGCAAATCAAGATTTTCATGAAAATCATAAGACTCAACTTTATTAGAAATCTCTACTGAAGATTCGTAGATATCTTTTCTTGTAATACCCGTCTCTTGAAAGTCCAATGCAATTTCATCGTAGGATTGAATATACACGTTAATGTCAGCGAAACTAATAGGGCGGTTGGGATATAAATGATCAAAGCGATCAATAATATTACTATGTTGGCGACCACTTGCATAGTCTGCTTCTTTGTTTTGCGACGGTTTTGTTGATAGGATGAGAAGGAGTTCTTCCAAATCCCTCTCCTCTTTCTTTGCAAAATGACAGTCTCCTGTAGCAACTGGCTTCACCCCAAATTCATCTGCCAATGCTAAAAGGGCAGTATTTAAGTTTTCTGGATTGTGTGCTTGTACTTCAATATAAAAGTCTTTGCCAAAACGGTTTTTAAACATCTTGACATATTCTCTTGCTTTTTCATTATCCCCACGCTCAATTGCTTTAGAGATAAGACCATTCATACAACCAGATACTACAATTATACCGTCACCGAACTCAAATAGGCATTCCATATCAATACGTGGCTTATGGTAATAACCTTCTGTCCAAGCAATCTGTGAAAGCTTTTGCAGGTTTTTTAAACCCTCGTCATTTTTTGCTAATAGGATAATGTGGTTGTACAAGGAAGTATTGTCATCTCTTTTTGCAACTGCTCTTTTATCAAAACGATCTGTAGCCGAGATATAAGCCTCAAGACCGAGTATAGGCTTCATGCCTAATTCTTTAGCTGCGATTTGCATATCTCTATGAGATGACAATGTTCCATGATCTGTAATAGAAAGAGATGTCTGACCTTGATTTTTTGCAGCCTGCAATAATTCATATGGAGTATTTAGACCATCCATAAGTGAATAATGGCTATGAACATGCAAATGCACAAAATCAGACATTTTAATCTTTTCTACTAGTTATTTATTACCACTCAACTGCTGATGATGTGGCTGATTCTTTTTCACTTGAATTATCAGAAGTTGTTCCAAAATAGAAAGCTTCTTGTTCTGCATAAGGTACATCACGAACTGCTGTCTTTTCAAGATCATACATTTCATACTTTTCGAAATCAATAGCACCAACTTCTGCAGTTGGAAGAGGAATAGCAGAATAACTTGTATCAGTTGCTCCACTACCTGTACGCTTTACCTTCCAATTAGTATTTGTAATACTACCTGTTTCGCCTGCCCAAGCGATAACTGTTTCAGTAATTGCCTTTGGCCCTAGACCTTGCGAAAGAATTGCAACATATGGTTCTTTTGAACCATCGTCAACAATTACATTTGCATAGAAACGCTTCTTACCGCCCCACTTTGCCTTTGGATCACGACGATGCATTTCACAGCCAAAGCAACGACCTTGATCATCAATTGAACAAAGTGCTTTACGTTGGTAATGATCTGGATTTGTGTGTTCAACAGCAATAAAAGCAGTGCCTGCTTTTTCATTATAATTTGGTGAATTTGGATCAATCTCTTGCATAAAACGAATCTTTACTGATTGACCATCGTTAATCTTTAACCAAGTACCCTTTTGACCATCTGCAGAATACTCTGTTTTTTCCATTTGTTGATTTAATGCGTTTAAGCCTCTTACTATTCCCATATATATTCTCCTTAGTGTAATGGACTCTAACTTGTCCTGTGTTTTTATTATAGCACGTATAATTGAGTTTGTCTACTGCATATTTGCATATTCAAAATGTGGAATTGCATTTTTTATACATTGTTTGATTTCTTCATCTGTTAAATCTCCCACATCTTTTGCATCATGTGGGTAAACTATATTATAACTATAGTTAGCCCATAATACATTTTTATTTTTTAACTTACCAGCAATTGTTTTACCTAGAGATTTTCCAGCTAAGTCATTATCTGTCATTAAAATAATTGTAGATGAATATTTATTTAAATGATTAATATTTATATCTGATATGCTTCCGCCTAATGTGGCTACAGCATTTGGAAATCCCGCTTGCCATAAACGAATAGCATCGAAACTAGATTCTACAACAATTATAGTTCCACCTTCACGTTTTGCTCTATGTAAATTAAACATAGTTTTATTTCTTGGTAAATTAGGACTGTTCTTGAAACGTTTGCCCTCAATTGATCTACCAATTACACCAACAGGAATGCCGTCTGGCGAATGAAGTGGAACTGTAACCATTTCTTGAATGTTTGAATATCCAAGCTTAAAATAGTCTATCGCTTCAGAAGTTATATTTCTTGAATTAAAATATTCTTTTGCTATATTTGAATTCAATAAATCATCAAATAATTTATCAAGTGTTTTCTGTGAAAATTCTTCAAACTCTGGTTTATCTTCTAATAGTTGAGCTAACTCCTCTTCAAGCTTTTCTGTTTCTGTAAGTTTATTTGAAGATATAAAACGCATTGCTTCAAAATTATTTCTATTAGTTAATTTCATCACTAAATCTAAAACAGTACCAGAAGAATTACAATTTTGATTGTAACAAACATATAAGCCTTTAGAATAACTTACTGCAAAAGCTGGAGAATCTGTATTATGATGAAATGGACATAAGCAAAGAAAATCAGTGCCAGTTTGTGAAACTATTTCTATATTGCAAGAACGCAAAATAGAGCGGAGATCCGCTTTAGTATATGCATCTGTCATTTTTATCCTTTAGGTATTAAACTCTGACCAGAAAAACCTTCGTATTGTAATGCTTTAGATTTTCCAATATATATTCCATACATTACAAGATTGAAAGTGTAGTGATCTTTGCTTTCATTATATTTTACATTAAATTGTGGTTGCATGTCAAGGACAGGAACGTAACCTTTGTCTCGCATTTGCTGCACCAAAAGTCTTTCATAGTTTTCCCTTGAGCTTTGGAATTTAGAATCATCTTTAATGGTTCCGCTAATCCAAAAGTCATGTATTTTACGTGGGTACATGATCACCAATCTTTCTTGATAATTATATCAAGTTAAAGAATGATTACATAAATTACCCCACAGGTATATCATAAACTTCTTTAACAATACCTCTATTTAAATCCCAATCAAGATACATCCCAAATTCTGTACCATGACGGTTTTTTCTACTTACAATCTCCATTATATTAGAATCAGGATTTTTATGAACTGCAATAGCCATATCAGCATCATATTCAATTGCTTTTGACCAAGCAACCTGACTTAACATTGGGGGAGAATCATGATCTGCAACCTCTTCTGCAGTTGCAGCAGTAATATCAATAATCGGAATATTATTAGACATTGCTAGCTTTTTGAATGATTTTGAAATATTCATATTTCTTTCAGTTGGACCTTTTGAATTTTGATTATCAGCAAACAACTGATGGTAATCTAAAATTACAATATCAGGCTTATACTGGTCAATCTTTCCTTGAATAACATTTGGAGTAACTTCTCCCAAACCTTCATTTGAAACTAGAATAAATTGATTTTTATCTGTAAACTTTTTTAAACCCCAGTCATCAAACTGATCAATATTAACATCTCCTCTAGCAAAGTCTGAAGCCTTAAACAGTCCCGACCCCATCATTGTATAAATACGATCACGCATATTTTCTGGTGTCATTTCAAGAGATACAATCATAGGCTTAAAGCCTTGTTCCCAAGCTTTACAAGCCAAATAAGAAGAGAACCATGTCTTACCCTTACCTGGCCAACCAATCATAACTATAAGATGTCCTGGAGCCATTCCTGTCGGATAAGCATAATCAATAGCCTTGAAGCCAGTTTTAATTCCTGGACTTCCACCCATAATATCAGAACGATCTTTTATAGCCTGAAAATGTTTTTCAGCTTCTTTATAATCAGTCAAATCAACATCTCTTACATTTGAGGTTAATTTTCCAAGCGAGCCTAGCTCTGCTTGCATTTGAGCAATAACCCTACTTGATGCTTCTGTTTTAAGGCTAGCACCTGATGTCAAAAGTAGATTTCTTAAACGTGAAGCAAGATATTCATTCTTTAATTGGTCAAGATAGTATGCCGTTTCACCTTTTACCTTAACTGGCTCAAAATCTTTAAACTTTTCAGTAAGAACTGAAATATCTGGAACAGCTTTAAATTTTAAATAATAAGATTTAAGGCCTTCCCAAACATCCCTGTGAGACGTAAAAACTTCATCAACATTTCCAGATAGGACTGTTGAAATATCCTTATTCTGACAAATCGCTGTTATTACTGCTGACTCTGTATTCATTATCTCTTTCTTCAACCATAGACTTAGTGCGTGATCTAATTAATTCTCTTCGAGTTTTATCTTGTTCTTGTTGCTGTAAATTAAAATCTAGTTTTTCAAAATTATAAAAAAACCATTGTATGCCATGTGGTGGCTTACCAACTTGAAAATAATACTCTAATAAAGTTTTTGCCCTGTCATAACCTATACTATCAATTACATCTTGCATAGCCCATTTTTCACGATATCTATTTACAACAGGAGTTTTACCATAATTTTTTTTATATAAAGTACAATAAAATCCAACTAGCCCATATGCTAGCTTTGCTTCATCTTTTGTCATTTCTTACCTTTTAGTTCTAACTCAATCTCATTAACCTTTTCCATAATTTTTCCTTCAACAAAAGTATATACCCTATTGGTAGCTTCGTCAACTGTTTCATGGTCTCTTTTAAAATCTTCAACACCAATAGAAACTTTTAAGCTTTCATAGTTGCCAAGATTTCTTGTAAATTGCAATTCTACTTTTACGTTAGTCTGATTCATCTTCTGATTCTACCCTATCATTAGTAGTTAAAGCAAATCCTGGCTTAAACTTCTTTATATTTCCTTCTGATAAATGTTGATATAAAACCATTAAACGATCTGATATTCCTATCATAGCATCAATATCACCTTTTTCTACCGCTAATTCCATTGTAAATTCTAATACTTTTAATGCTTGATTTAAAACATGTGATGCTTTTTTATTTTGCTTATCATTTACCATTCAGGTTGTTTCCAAACTGGGACAAAATCCCCATCATTATTTTTAATATATAAAATTTTTTCTTGTTTCATTATAGCTTCTAATTCGGCTCTTGATGGCATATCGCCAGGTGTAATACCGCCGTCAATTCTAGGCCTACCTCTATGAACTGTTTTAAAAAAATCATGCATCTCTCTAACATCATCTTCGCTCCAAAAATATTTTCCTGGAGTTTTATTTCCATTAAGTGAATATGATCTTTGTGGAAATTTTAAATCTCCACGATACATATGCATTTTGATAGTATCTTCATGTTTACCAATAATTTTAACTACTTTTGATATAGGATAGGCGTGTTGTTTATTTTTATTGACATCAGTCAAACTATAAGCAACACGCTTACCCAATTGATAGTCCCAAGCAACTAAAAGATCTTCTGCACGAGATCGTCTCAAAACCTTATGTAGTTTACTATTTAAGTAAAAATACCGTTCAGGTTTTTTTGAAACTGATCTTCCTTTTTTGCTATCCATGCACCAAACCTTGTGTCTCTCTTAACCATCCACCTTTTGCCACACATGAGGCAGTAGAGCTCTATTCTTAAATTTTGAGAATAGATTCTATCTACAAAAACCCTACCGTCGCATTTTTTGCAAGTAACCATTATTAAGTTTTATCTATATTTTACTTTGCTGCCTTTGCAAGTGCTGCTGATGCATCTGCAACCGCTGTAGTTGCTACTGAATCAAGAACAGATGCTTCTGGTGCTGAAAGATGTTCCTTCTTGGTTAGATCAGCAACGACACCCTTAGGGTTAATCTTTGCAAGAACTGGACCAATTACACCAAAGATCGCTGCAAACAAAACATGCTTTAGGTTATGGTTAGCAGTGCCACCACGCTCCCAAATGATTGTTGCAGACGCTACGGTTGCATATACATAGTGCTCTACTAGAGCCTTTTCTGATTGTGTGAACTTAGCCACGTTTTCTCCTTTAGGTTATGCGGTAAAAATTTTACCGTCAACTACACAAGTGTAGTCTTTTGTTATTTGAATTAGCTGCATATGTGGATAATCATTGACAACGTGTGCCACTGCAAATCCTGCTTGCCAATTCTTTTGGATGGAATAATCCATCTTGTCCTCATCACATAGATGACCTATTTCATATCCACGCAACTCTTGTCCCGTGATATTGTATGTTTGATAATAAGCACCCATGTGATGGGAATGTCCACGTACTAGGGATACTCCCCAGTTGTTT